CTGCTCTCCGCCAGCGCCGATGTACGAGCCCTGGAAAAGCTCTTCGGCATTCTGCTCTTGCCAGAGTCCGAACTCCGACATGGTTTCGGTACAGTCCTTCATGGCGCTTTCAAGCTGATTGAAGCCCACGGAAGCTTGCTTGGTCTTGCTCTGGATGCTATCGAGGGAGGAGTTCGCCTTTGCACCCATCTCCGCCAGGCCGCCACCTATTACCGATCCTGCGACAGAGCCCAGATTGGCCAGGTCGTTGTACCAAGTATTCTTCATGAAGGCGCTGACCGAATCCAGGCCGGTCTTCAGGCTGCCGCCCAGAGCGGTGCTTGCCTGTGATCCCATGTCACCGAAACGATCCACCATGAAATTGGTGATAGGCTGGATCTGCTGGTCCATCTGCAATTTTGCAAGGTCGCCGCCTCTGCCTTGCAACGTTAAACTGGTGCTTTCTAAAAGCGGATAATCAGCTTGCTTGAAAAGATCCTCGATGGCTTCTTCTTGTGACGTGTACCGGTCTTCCGCCATCTTCTGGCCGTTCAGGGAGAGAGTGTACAGCGTATCGTTCTTGTCTATGTTATAATGTACCCGGACCTGAACACCGTCCTGGACCGCGTATAGGTCGCCAGTATCCTTTTTCACGCTGCGGGTTTGGGCATTTATCCTGTCAAGCGCAATTAAGTCATTGAGCTCAGCCCAAGAACTGTTGACACCGCCGTATTGCTGCCATCCCGCGATTTGCGGCGATACACCAGAGGAGACAGCAGCTTTATACGCGCTATCCATGGATGCATTCTGAGCCGCGAACCCGCTGCTGGCCCCAGCCGACACCGCCCGCTCTACGGACGATGCTATGCCGTCTTCGGCATTGGACGCGCCGCTTTCCATGCCCTTCTCGGTGCCTGTCTCGACCGCTTCCTCGGTGGCTATCCCGAGCTTTTCTTTTGCTCGCACGGATACCCGATCGAGGAAAGCCGTTACATCCCCAAACAGGCTAGAAGCTCCTTCTGCCAGGCCGCCTAAGCCGATTTTGTTCAATCCCTGGCTAGCCAAAGATCCCAGGGCATTGACCGCCCCGGATACCGCCGTGGGGATGGCGTTCGCCAGGCCGTCGACAATGTCGCCGAAAATATCTCCCCAGAAGGCGCCGACCTCGGACAGCTTGCTCTTGATGCTGTCGAGAGCACCCGCAAGAGCTTGGAACTGTGATGAGCTGGTGATCGTGGCCAGGATCTCTTCCTTGAAGGCCTCAACATAGGCTTTGCCGGTCCGGAAAGCGGTGTTAAGGGCACTGGTTCCGGACACCAGGACGCTCAGGTTCATACCGCCCATGGTGCCTATCATGCCGGTGACCTGTGTGATTCCGGTGATGAGCGGCCCAAGGCCTGCCGTCATGGGCTCCCACAGGTTCTCGCCTATCTGCCGGACGGCATTGAGCGATCCGGCCACAGAGGAGATCATGGGGGAAAGAGCCGCGTTGATGGGGCCGCCGATGTCCTTCAGGATGGCGTTGAATGAGTTCTTGAGAACCTGGAGCGAGGACTTCATGTTGTCCGCACCGGCTTCGAAAGATTCCCCTATCGACTCTCCTTTCTTGCCAGCCTCGACCGTATCCTCGATGGACTGCCGCCATTCGTCGGTATGGCCGACCATCTTGACCAGGGCGTCCATGCCGTACGAGCCGCCCAGGGTCTTGGCGGTGGTCAGGAGCTTTTCAGCAGGCAGGCCTTCCAGGGCGGAGCCGATCCTCAGGATAGTGTCGGAGGGATCGGTACTCATGGCCTGCATGAACTCTTCTGTGGACATCCCCAGGAGAGATGCTGCTTCGGCCTGAGACTTTTCGTTGGTGGTGAGCTGGTTTAGCAGGGCATCGAAGCTTCCTGCAGCCCGCTCAGCCGATGGGAACACAGAGCTGAGCATCCCGCCCCAGCCAGCCACTTCATAGGCCCCAGCTCCAAGAGAAGACATTGAGCCCGCGACTCTGGTCGAGAAGTCGAGGACATCCTTCTCTGTGGCATTGAAATTGTTCCCGACGTAGTCCACCGCGGACCCAAACTGCCGGGCGAATTCTGAAGAATCTTGGACTCCTTCCGGCAGGCTCTTGAGCTGCCCTTTGATCTTGCCGATGGCGGTAGCTGCTTCCTCGGCAGGCATATCGAAGGCCGAACCCATCTGGAGGGCTACTTCGGTGAACCCGGCGATTGAGTCTTTCTCGATACCAAGTGATCCTGCTGCTGCCGCAACGCTCTGTATTTCGGCAACTGTCGTAGGCATCCGGGAATACAGGTTCGTGAGGCTCGAATCCAGTTCATTGAAGGCTTCCGTCCCCTTCTCGATCCCGGTGGTCTTGGAAATCTGGGCCATGCCAGCTTCCCATTCCATAGCGGCACGGGACGAGGCGGCACCAAGGGCTCCTGCAGCAGCTACGCCAGCCACTGCAGCGATCCCCACCGGTCCCATGGCCAGAGCAGCGCTGCCTGCCACGTTCCCGAGTGCCCCCAGAGGAGCGGTGATGCCTTGGACCAGATCGGCTCCCAGGGCCTTCCCAGCATTCTTCCAGTTTCCGCCCGAGAGAGAGCCGGTTAAGCCTGCCCCCAGCTGGCCGCGAAGGTTCTGCTCAATGCCAGCCACGCCGGCGGCGGTATCCTGCTGAGCTTTCGCTAGACTGGTCTTGAGCCGGGAATCGTCGGCGTCTATGATAACGGTCGCTCTGCCTACCTCAGTCATGGAACCTCAAATATTTATATTCGAAAAAGCTAAGCAAACTGCATGAAGAAAATAATAGCAATAATTCTGTTAATCTGTCTTGGGGTTGGGGCCGCCCAGGCGAGAGTGCCGGTGCCTGGCGATTTTGTGCGGGTTAGTGGCGTGATGACCAGTGCATCATTCAGTTATGAAGGAGTGATCACAGACATAAAGGACGGCTTGATCTGCCTGAACTGTTCACTTCTAGGAAGTGGAACACATAGCGTCGATAGGGAATACCCATTTGACGTGTGTATTGGGACCGGCACGATCATCAGTCTTGTATGGCTGGAGGAATAGGCGGCCCCCCCTCCCCCACATCCTTCATCATCTGGATGTGGTCCTGGAGAGAAGGCTTTCTCTCTTTCGGCTCTCCAGGGACCACATAGAACTCCCGGAATGACGGCAGGCCTTCCGTGAACCACTTAGCCACCCCCGCGGCAGCAGAATAGCCCGCGAACGCCGCCAGACGGTCTTGTCTGGCATCTTCTTTCTTCTTGTGGGCTGCCAGGGCGTTAAGCTCGTTTACGGTGAGTCCCAAAAAAGTTTCTGGATCCAGCCCCAGCTCGACCAGCCCTATCCTTGTGGCTCGCTGCCAGAAAGTTTCTGGAAGGTCGCTATCTTCTTCAGATCGTCCGCAAGCTCCAGCCGGGCAACTTCCAGTTTCGCCTCGGCCTTCTCCTTGTTGATCCTGATAGTCTCTTCCTCTCTGGCAATGTTCTCTTGCCAGACCGCAATCGAAGAAGGGTCATTCACAACCAGATAGGAATGATATACTTCTCTGGTCAGGCTTTCCAGGCTTCCGCCCCGGTCGAGATACCCCTGGATGGCTAAGGCTGCTTCGCTTGGGCTGTCATTTTTTCCTAGCCCATCAATACCACATGCAGCGGCTACGGCAGCTTCCAGAACGTCAGCTATCTTGAGATAGTTCCCGAGCACGAAACCGGCGTGGATGCCCATGCCAGGCTTGAAGATCTCGTGCCGCTTCAGGATGTCTTTGGCTCTGGATTCGAACTTCTGGAGGCTCCGGAAGTCCCATCTCAGCTTTCTCTCTTCGTCCATACAGAGCGTTATGAAGCTCTTTCCTGCATCTTCATTTGTCATTAGAAATTCCTTCCTAGGAGGGAGGGCTCAGCAGTCCTTCGCTAACCACATCATCGCCCGTCCCATATTCATGTTTCGGGATAGATCTCCCCGTCTCCTTTTATGGTTATAGCCCGTTCCTGGGCCTTGTCTGGATTGGCAACAATGCGATCCAGTGACAAGAGCGTGCCCATTCCGACGAAGCTCTTGGTATGCTTGATCGCATAGATCTTCCAGTAGAGGACGTCGGCTACGTCCGGAAGATCGGATTCTCCGGTATAGTAGAAAGCGTTCGCTGCCATGTCCCAGGACCGGCGACCAGAGATAGAGTTGCCCCATCCGTCATCGTCTATGCTGGTGGTGTCGATCTCTCGGCCATCGATCTTCAGTTTCCCATCGTAGACCAAGAGGATCTTTTCGAAGGCCAGTTCGCTCCGGCGCGTGCCGCTTGCGGTTATGGTGTGGCCGCTCTTGGTTTCTTCGAACGTCACCGATCCCCGAAGGTAGTTTACAGAGAAACCAGACGCTGCGCTGCCATTATCTTCGACGGCAAGGGCTTCGTCTTCATCCCAATATCGCGATCCTGCCTCTGCCTGGAATGTCAGATGGTCGCCAGAATCAACGAGCGCTAGATCGGCGAAATCCAGGCCGTCATATCCATGGGTATGAGCTAAAACGCCAGGCACCCCCGCGCCAGTCTGGCCGGGCGGCAAGCGGACTTCCCACAGCGCAAGAGCGGCTGGAGTTGTCTCGATGGCCGTTTTGATCTGGGCAGCGGTGGACGTCGCGGCGCCACCTACGTTAGTGGCACTATGCACGGTCACATCCGATCCAGCGACACTTACGGACAGGGGCGTGTTGGTACCACTCACCACTATCTCGATTGATGGGGTAACCCCGTTTTTGGATACAAAGCACAGATCACGGTTTGACCCCAGAGCCGGAGTGATCACATAGTTGGATTGTTCGTCCCGATAAAGAGCGGCGGAGAAGCCGCTCACTGCGCTTGTCATGGATCACCTCACAGGGCTGCCAGAGCGCCACGATTCTTGATAGTCCAATCTGCCTTCTGCTGAGTGTTTGGCCCGGCCAGAGTGAGATTTCCACTGTTCACCCCACATGCCATTGACCAGCCGACCGGCGTTGCGGTGGGCGTGCCGCTCTGCATTATCTTAGCATAGATGGTTGTCCCTGCCATGATAGCGGCTATGATGATCGCATAGGCAGCATCGGTCATGATCAGGTTATTGGTCGCTGTGATCTCTGCAGATCTCGCGCCCGAGATAGAGCTGCCCCACCCGGCATCATCGACATTAGACGTATCTATTTCTCTGCCATCGATTCTCAGCCGGAGGTCGCTGACCTCGGCGAGCTTGACGTACACACCACCCACGGTAGCGCATACCCATAGGGAACCGGTCATTCCACTAACAGCTGATGTCATATATATACCTCGAAGTATTGCTTTTCCGCACCAAATTGCGGTTTATAATAATGTTGAAAAACTATTATTAGAAAAAATTAAATTGTTATAAAAAGATGTACTATTTATGCTCCTTTCATAATCTCGAAATTCTGATAGAAGATAGTCCGGCCCCTCGCGTCCGCCTCAAGCTTGCAGGGCACCCCGCGGGCCCGGACGTGGATATACTGATGGCCGGATAGAGCTATATCATGTAGGCCATGCAGGGCTACATCTATGGCCTCTGCTTTGGTCTGGGCGGCGCTGTAAGTGGCCGCTCTGACTTCTACATGGAGATCTGGGTATTGGAGGTCACAGAACAGATCCTTGGAGCGACCCGGCCGGGCATAGAGGGCTATCAGAGCGTCCGGGCTATCTGGCATTTCGCCTATATAGATCGTGCGGGTTGTCGCCGTGCCAGGATAGATCCCCACACTTGCAGAATTGAGCTGTGCTGCTATATCTTCCAGGAAACTAATGATCTTCCCTCCTGATCAGGATCTTTCGTTTCGGACGGCATCTCAATTTCTCGTCTATGATGCTCCTCAGGTAGAGAAGGTCCGCCTCGGTAAAGTCGTTCATTATGGCCCGCCAATCCAGATCGGTGAATTGCATCCTACCCACCCGGCTGAAGCCAGCCCCAGCCTATCAGGATCGTCAGCAATGCAAGCCCCGCCAGTGTGCCGGACCTCCAAATCTCTAGGGATGATACTCGGGTGTTCAGGCACTTCATCTCATCGCAGTGGCCTTCCATCTTTTGGCGGATCCATTTTATGTCTGTGCTGAGCTCCCGGATTTCCAGATCGGTCTCGTCGGCCATCTAGCCTCGCCTACTTCCAACCGCTCAGGGCCTCGTCAGTGTACTGCCTCAATACGGCGAACAGTGCACCAAGTATGACCATTACCGCGCCTATGAACTCCGACGACGGCACGAATTCGCCGCCCTCAAGAATTGTTATGATGCCCAGCAATACGACCACTAGGGCCGCCTTAATTGTCTTGCTATCAGCTACGCCTTTTGTCATTTATATCACCTTTCCAAGCTTTTTGAATTCCTTTGTAGACTTTCGCGACTGACCGCGTTGCCTGTATCCTGTTATCCTTTGGCCGGGCGTTCCTACTCCTCCGCCGCCCTGCTGCCAATAGAGCCTCATCTTGATAGCCTGCCCCAGGCCGTCAGTCGCAAAAATGTCGTTCCACTCATCCAGAGTCATCCAAGTATTGATGTTAGGCGCTTTCAGAAGCACCCCCCGGCCATCGTTGGCTTTCTGGATGACCTCCAGGATTTCCATGTCCACAGTAGCCCCGATTATCTTCTCGGGCACGGGGTCTGAAGGCTGCCAGCCCACAGTTTTTATCCCCGGACCGTCCGGGTTCTTGATTATCAGATCTTTCACGAAGTCCAGTACACCTATACCGGCCACTATGTGGATATCCGAGGGCAACTTAGACTCCGGGCCGCCGAAGAAGCATATGCCGTCTATCGACAGGTAGTCCTCTTCAGCAGTTTCAGTTTCAATTTCTTCATCTTCAGGCACAAAATCACCTATCTATTGTCTGGAATGCCATCGGCGCATAGCTGCCTATCCAGCTGCCTATGGCGCTTTGGCTCACGTACGCCAGCCAGCCCGAGGGCAGGACGGTCTCCGGAGGCGTTCTATACGCTTCCTCCCCCAGCCGGATGCTGTCGGGTAAGGGGGGCCCCCCGGAATCCTTGATTGTGATCATGGACTCCTCCATGCCGTTCGGGATATTGATCGTCTTTGTCTGGACCTGGGCGGGATCGAGGAATGCCGCCGCCGGAAAAACGAGGATGCAAGCGGCAACGAGCGCCGAAAAAGATTTCAAATGATCTATAAACATGGCAACCAGTCAACGCTGATAGCCCCGCATGTTGAGTTACCCCAGAGCTGGACGAACTTCTCGACCGCAAATACACCGGTCAGGTCATCTACAGATCTGCCGTACTCAGCATGGCGACCCTTGAGCAGGCTGTTAGGCACTGGATCCCTGGAAAGCCAGCCAATATGAGCTACACCGATGACGTTGCTGTTAATGTTGGCTTCCAGCACGCCCGTACAGCAGTTCACGACACAAGAATCCTGATATCCCCGGGTCTTGATCTCAGTGGTCCTCTGCAGGTGCTCCGCGTGGGCATACATCTCAGTAAGGACCGCACCGATCTTGTAGTTCTGCACGCAGAGCTTGTCAACCCATTTGGCATCGTACTGGCCGGTCTGGTAAGAGACTGGCATGTACTCGAACTCAGCATCCTTGGTATAGTTGATGTAGTCCATGGCGCAAGTATTGGGGAACGAGCAGTTCATTGCCATTCCACCCGCATCCAGCTGCCTCTCGACCTCCAGCTCCGTCCTCAGCAGCACCACGTTGCCAGAGCCTGCCACATGCTCAACCAGCTTCTGGCCGGCAAAACCCACCTGTGTGGACGCTATCTTTTCATTCTCCAGGTAGCCCACCCCTTTGGTGGTCGATTTCTCATACATGTAGTTGGCCGCGCCGGCCATGCCTACCATGGTCAGGGCGACGATAATCAAAACCGCTATTAGTTTTCTCATAAAATACCTCCTGAATTTTTCTAAACTATTATTAAAAGGTGGGTTTTCCCGTAGAAGGGAGCTGAAGCCCAAGACCGGGAAAACTATTATTTTTTCTGATAAATGATTTTCCGTATCTAATCCCAGATCGCTTTCAGAGCCGCTGCTATATCCTGGTGGTATTGGTCCTCGGCTTCCAGGAGCGGGCCTCTAAGATAGTTGGGGCCCGTCCCCGCGTGGCTGGGAGTATAATTCTGGCTCTCGTGCATGACCAGCGCATACGGTGTGTTGAAACTGATTTCGGCTCCCCTCTCCAGCACGGTGACCGTGGCAGAATTGCGGAGCGTTCCCTCTTCTAAAGGTGCTCTATTGACAGCTTCTCCTTTGACTGTCTCTGCGGTCATAATTGCCACCTCTTTGGCTGCTTGTTTGGCCGCTGCTATCAGTCGTTCGCCATGCCACACAATAGTTGGGATCGCCATTCACCTCTATTATGCCTGATTTTTGGACATATTCACGACTCGTAAGGACATTCCCAGATAGCCGTTCGTTGTGGCCACGTCGAGAACCGGCCAGGTAAAGCTACTTCGGGTGAGTGCGTCTCCTTCGGCTACTGTGGCATCCTCCGTCAGGCAAAAAGCATCACAGATCACATCTTCTCGGCCTTCATGGTGGATGGTTCGCTTCTGATCAAACCAGATGACAGTGATTGAAGAATCTGAGTAAGTCGGCTCGTTGTATTCATTTGCGCCGGTCTTGTGCTTCAGGGTCACCGTCTCGCCCAGGCCAGGAGGTAAGAGGCTCATTTCAGTTCGGACCCCAAGTATCGCCGCAACAATCGCCGTGATGTGGCGCTCAGGAGAGAAGCCGACCCGACCCCGGCCGTGAATGTGTAGGAGAGTTTTCCACCAATAGACATGCTGGTAACTCCGTTCTCCTGTAGTGTCTTCAGGCCGCCATCGGTGCCTGCCGCGCATATGGCTATGGCTTCCTCCATGCAGGCCCGTTTCACGATCACGGGTACTGTGGGTAGCTGGGTGCCATGGTCATAGTCGCAGATTTCGCCATCGATGATCCTGGGAAACTCCAGGACCTGGGCTAGGCCGTCACTGTTGGAGTCTTTCTGTATGCCGTTCTCGATGTACGGCTCTTCATATCTACGGCCCCTGAGAGGGAGCTGGTCGATGTGCTCCGTGGCCTGCTGGCAGTACCATTCTTGGTCAGTGGCAGAAGCGTTTTTCAGCTCGATGGCCGAGGCTCTCTTGTCGACGCCGATCAGGCTTTCAAGCTCGGCATCGGTGGCTATATAAGATTTGAGGAAAGAGACGTCGACCATGTGAAGCTCACCCCATCTCAATAGGCGCTATTTCAATCGGCTCGAATTCGGCTGCAACCAGCCCGGTAAGCGCGGCTTTGTCCTCGAATCCCGCCCTCTTCCAGGCCTGCATAGGGTTGTCTATCTCTTTCAGCATCGGTGCCTCGGGCGTGCCTTCGTCAATGGTGATCTTCGAATCATCGACTGCCGCCAGCCTAGACAGATCGGCCTTAGCTTTCTCGGCGTGCTCCGGCATTGCCAACAGATTCTCGTAATCCCGCTTGGTCAGCGGGCCTTTAGGGTATCCTCTCATGTGTCCTCCTCATGAAAATGTGTAGTGTCTATTTATTTTCTTTATAATTGATAGAAATGGCAAATGTGATTCATATTTCTTCAGCTGGTTCATCAGCACGATCGAGCCCGTAAAAGTGATGTGCTGCTTGCCTTCAAGCTCGAAGTGAATCGTGAGATATTGAGTGCCTTTCTTCTGGTGACTGTCTTTGATCTTGTATCCAGTAACCAGGATTTCTTTGTTCAGGACCTCATCGAGCCGGAGCTTCTCTCCTTCAAACGTTTCTTCTTCGGCGAAGTCTCCGAACCGTTCAGGCATTGGCAAGCCCCAGAGATTGCTTGAAGTTGAAGCTATTCGCCCACATGAGCCAGCCTTCGGTAGATGCCATTGATGACCTATACTGATCAGCGGTGATTTCGCCTCGGGCGAGCTGGCCGGGAAGAGATCTCATCCGGCGCTTGATCCTCTTAGCAGTGGACTTCCTCACCAGTATGTGGTCCGGAAAGTGCCGGTATCCCAAGAAATCTATGCCCTGGCGGACTGGAAATATGTCATTCTTGCTCAGGGTCAGAGCGAGCCTTTCTGCCAGGAAACGCTCTATCTCTTCTGCCATCTGGTGAAGGAGCCTCTTATCTTGGTGGAGCAGGACGAAGTCGTCGCAATAGCGGATGTAGTGCCTGATTCTCATTTCATGCTTCAGGAACTGGTCTAGCTCGTTCATATAGAGGTTGCCGAGCCATTGGCTTGTGTAGTTCCCAATCGGCACGTTCTTGCCTCCCGGGATGCTGTAGATGATGTCCTCCAGCAGCCACAAAGTGTCTGGGCACTTGATTTTTCTCTGGACAATTCCAAAGAGGATGTCATGGTCTATCGATGGATAGAACTTCCGGATATCCATCTTCAGGCAATAAGCTCCTGGGCCGGCCGCTCTGATGAAGTCCATAGTCCTTCGACTTGCGGCATGAATACCCTTTCCTGTCCTGCAGGCATACGAGTCATGGATGAACAGGCCGCTCCAAATGGGTTCAAGTATGTTCATCAGAGCGTGCTGCACCACCCTGTCCGGATTGAAAGGCAGCTTATAGATGATCCTCTTTTTTGGTTCGTAGATCATCTTCTCGGTGTATGGCGATGTGGTGAAGGTCTTCTCAATCAGAGAGTCTCTGATGTTGAAAATGTTCTCATCCAGATCATCATCGAAGCGACTGATAGTATTCTGCCAGCTCTTCCCCTTTCGGGCCTTCTTATAGGCAAGATAGATGTTATCCACATCAGTTATTCTTCCAAATAAGTCTCCGTGCCGCTTCATGTTGTTTTTGAGATAGGCAACGTTCCCGCCAGGTACTAGCTGCCAATCTCCTCCGTTGTGTGTTTTGCCTGTTCTAAGACAAGGTTAGCGAGTCCAGCCAGGAGTTGCTCTCCGCGCTTTTCCTGGATCTGTGCAAGTGCGACTGCTGATATTCGAATTCGTATTCCACTG